ATCCTGTGCATATTTTTGCAGAAGAATAAACTGTTGTGGGTTAAACACAAAGTGTCCTTGCACATAGAAACTACCCGCAGCGACTTCAAAACCATTACCATAACCATAAGCAGGGTTTGTTGAGGTGTTTGTAGTCTGAACATCAAAGGTGACCACTGAAACGCCAATAGTACCCGTGAGTGTTTCGCCAGGCGTTACTCTCGCTGAGGTTGTAGTGGATTCAGTACCACCTTCCAGATATTGAACATAGATTGTTTCGGGTTCACCCGTCACCGCATCGGCTTCAATAGCGTATACAACTTTAACTTTAAGACCAGAAGTTCCGCCCGTAAAGATTACGTTTCTTAGACTTGACTTGTCACTAGGAAGTGGTGTTGTAGCAGCGATCTTAATAAAAGGAAGATCGTTGTACATGCTGACGCCGCCTGGATTGATAGGCGCACCGTCTTTAAAAATGTTACTTGCAAACCTTTCGATCTCACTTTGGATGATCGTTTGCATTTGGGTCAACTCACGGGCTTGAAGAGCACGACCACTATTAAAGAGTATGCGATGATAGTTATCACTATCAGCGTAATCGTCCTTATAACTAGTCCTAAAAATTTGTTCGGTATACGGTTTTGTCATTTCTTCACAACCTTAGAGTTGAATTACTATTTTAATATCTTCCGTCTGATCAGCAGAACGGTAGACTGCCGCACGGTTATCAATATATAGGAGTTCACCTGTATGCCGGTCAACAACACCTTTCAGAATCTTAGAGACCGTTGCGGTTGTTGAACCACCGCCTTCTACAATAGAGATTGTCTCACCAGAGTCAAAGGAGGCGAACCCAGTGTATTCGTTTTGATGGTATCTAACTCCATCAGATTCAACATCATCAATGAATGCCTTTGCACCGGAAGTGCCGCCCTGAATAACCAAGTCATCCACAAACGGGCCATCGTTGACAGCTGTCAATGTCAATTTGTTTAGAGTCTTTCCAACTTCTTCTGTGAACACACCGTCACTGTCTGTGTACTTGAGGTTCTTAAACAGTCCGATTTGACGGAAATCCTGTTCAATTACGAAAGAACCGTTTTCGTCACCAGCAGGTTTTGTGTTAAACATGATAGCGCTTGATTTCAAATCATCACGAGCATCGTAACCAAGACCCAGTTTAGGGCCAATAATCGGTCTGATAGATGCACCGCTACCACCACCACCGGCAAGATTCAAGTTGGCAAAAGTATAACCAGAACCAAATGCAATGGATGCATCTGAACTATCCTTCACGGAAACTTTAACTACCGCACCGCCCGCAACCGTCACTGTCGCTTTAGCTCTTGTACCGTCTCCGACAACAGTTGCTGTGGGTGTTGATGTATAACCAGAACCACCAGATACAACGGTATAGCCCAAGACTTGACCACCGATAGCGTTTTGTTGTACCAACTGCTGTTCCACGTCTTCAGCGGGAGAGTCAGAGTCAACACCAATCTCATCTAGAGAAAGAACCGCACCAGAACTGTCTTGCATCTTAGCAACGGGGATATACGCAGATGAGATGAACTTTGACGCTTTCAATGCACCGATAGAATAGAGGAACTTCCACATGTATCCGTCTGCCGTTCTAAACGGAGTACCCGTGGTGTTACCTGTCGGTTGCACTGTTGAAGCAATTGTTTGGGGTGGGTTTGCACTTGTCTTGCCTTGTTGAAGACAAACATAAACCTGCTGGTTGTTGTTCATAACATAATAGGCATTCGTGGGGTAACCTGACTGGTTATCATTATAAGCAGAATAAATTGCACCAGAAATCCAGTTCTCACGAGGAACACAGAAACTCAAGTCAGTGATGTTTTTCACTGCCTGTAAATCTAAACGAAGATTCCTCTGTTCTCTGATAGTATTCGATGGAGTAGGGGCCACATCAGAATCATTCCAATCCTGAGAACGACCAATACCCGCAAAGTAATAGTTTGCAGAGTCTTGGAAATCTTTATAAAGATCAACAAGTAATTGTTTTTTAATTCTATCTGTGATTACGGCACTCATCTATATTTTCCTATTTTATGCTAATATTCCACCAGCGGAATCACCACCAACATTTAGTGCAAACCATTCAGTACCATCCCAAACAACAGTGGCTGATTGATTTACTAACAATGTGATTGTCGTATAATTCTGTAAGTTTGTCGGAGTAATTACGGCAGTACCATTGTTCTGATTGATCAGATACTTAATAGTCCCCTTATCCGTATTACTTAGGTCAGCCATAGTGGCATCAATTTGTGTACCACCAGAGTTGAACCATGTGATTGGTGTGGTTAAACTCACCGCACCACTTGCAGTCATTGTCTGATAACCAAGTTTCATCTTGGTTCCAATCTTGACAGCTCCTGTACCTTTACCCTGTAACTCCAAGTCGATATTAGTATCTCCGCCAACGGCAGAAATAATCGGAGGATTAGTATTGGTATTGTTTTGAACTTTGATGTGGTTTACTGCACCAACAGTACGACCAAATTCAATATACTGGTTACCATTACTGTCTTGCAACTCAGTACCGATTCTAGGGTTATTTAACTGAGCAGCATTAATCGTTTTGTTATTTAAAGTCTGTGTGTGATTATTAAAAGTAAACTCATCACTGTCCGTGAGGGCAGGAAGGTTGATGTCACGATAACCAGTTAACTTAGCTGCATGAATGTGGAACGTATGAACCGCATCCGCACTCTCTGCGATATATGGTTGAACCAAGGTAGGGTAAACGATAGTCTTGTTTGTGACAGTCTGTTCTGCTGAGTCAGTTAATAACACACCTGTGTGATCAGGAATGATGACAACACGATCATCAGTAGCGTCAGCGGCCCCAAGACGAAGTTCGTAATTATCAATAGTCGCACCTTCGAAAACGAGGTGATTACTATCGAAAGAAACTTTAGGCATGAGAACAGTACTATCACCCCCTAACTTGAGGTATAGTTCAGTTAAGTTCTGTTCTATCTTAAGGGTAGCCGAACGGAGGGTATCACCCGTACCGTCATTCGCTGTTGTCCCTCTATTAAGAAGTTGTCTTGTCATTTTTAGTTTACCCTAAAATTCTATATGTCTATTTATAACAGTTCGTCCAAGTTGATGATATTATCAGAAGAATCAACCCAATCAAATTTGTCCTGATCGATTGTTTCTGTGCTACTGATATCAAAACCACTGTACGCTGCATCGGGAGCGTTAGAATCAACATCTTCATCAAGAGTCGGTGAGTCAACCTCAATCAACTCTGCAAAACTTGTGTACATATTAGCGATAGACTCAAGAGTCAAGTTCTGCATATCATCAAGGTCATTACCAACCTGATTCGGATATGTTGTTTGATTACCCAAAGTTGTTCTAAACAATTGATTAGTCCCATCCGGTATGTTAAAGTTAAACAGACCTGTTGCACTAGTGATTGCACGAGGTTCTGCAAACGTGGCAGTAGATTCGATAACAAAAGGAGGTACGTCAAATACGCCTGGATCAGGTTGTGTTTCAATATCAAGATCGACAGCCGTAACAATCTGAACCTCACCCGCAAGATACATTCCCGCAGGGTGAGCGAACAACTTGTAAACTTCTCTCCAAACTTCAGTAGACAATTCTGTTTTAATCAGAATTGCAAACATTTGATACAGCTTGTCGTTTGTAATATACCTCTGTGACTCAGCACCAATCTTATCTTCGCCGACAAAGAACACTTGTTCTTTACCGTAAATTACATCAGGGTCAATCTGAAAGAATGTCCTGAAGAATTGTTGAATTGTAAACTTAGTACCCTTTGAACGATATAGTGTGTTAGAGTACTTTGCTGCTTCTCTTTTATCCGCAAACCCTTCGAAATAGGCCTGACCAAGAAGAAGTTCATCTTCAATAAAAGAAAGTAATTTTAAATCTGTTTGTGCAATGTCACGTGAAAAGAACAACTCCTTAATGATATGAGAAGGAGATTCGTCTGATTGTTCAAAGTCATAATACTCATTAAGGAAATTAACAAGATTAGGATAATCTTCTACAATCCAATCCGGTATGACATCCTCTACGGCATAGGTTTGCGTGTTGAGATTACGTCTACCTAAGTCAATAAGGGTTCTGTCTAATGCGTGACTCATTCAAATGCCCTTAGTTTGTCGCTGTGACAAGAACGCCTTTAGCGGTTGTTCTATCAACATCTTGTTCTAAGATATATTCTCTTAATGGTGAGATAGCACTCTGGTTAGAGGGAACTACCGAGATTTTCACGTAAGTTCCACCACCCACAATCTGATCAATCTGTAGGCCAACAAAGTTGACCTTACCCGTTGATGGTGTATACGTACCCACATTATCAACAACCGTTCTATTTGTTGCGAGGTTGATGACCTGAAGTTTGTTACTGTTCAGTTGGTTTCTAATCTGACAGGTTTGGTTTCTATAGAAGAACGATGATGATGATACACGATACTGAACATCATCAGGGTCAGCAATAGGCACAGGGAACGTAAAGGAATAATCCCGTTCCACACCAAGGCTAGGAGTCATCCTTTGTTGCATTTTAATATCTGCACGGGAAGACAGAACAGCCGGACTTACATCGTCAACCAAACTCAACATATTTGATCTACGGAAAGAACTTTCGAATTTTCCTACAGAAGTATCAAAGTAGTTTTCAATAACCGTTCTCACATTATCCTGAATTGTGTTCAGGGACAGTGTTGTCAACCTTGGGTTGAACTGGAAGAACACTTGAGGTTCAACATACGTTATAATAGGATCAGTAAACTTAAGATCAAAAGAAGCAACACCAAGTTGATCTGACAAATCTTTAATAGCATTTTTTGTAATCACAATTCTATCGGCAGGAACGTCATCGTTAAACTTGATAGACATGAAGACGGTTCCAAATTCTGGTTCCGCATTATCTTCTCCACCCCAAGCTTTAATATCTGTAATTAAGTTGGAGAAGTTTCTTAATACCAACGATGAATAATCAACGTGTGTTACCATTCTGTTCTGAGCAGCATATTGGAAAGGCGCATTCTTTCGAATAGATTCGATTGATTCTTTTTCTGCGCCGCCAACTGATCTACTACGTGTGGTCACTTTGGGAGTTCTATCCACAGTATCGTTGATTTTGATAGTGTCGGCTGGTTGGAATATCAAACCATTGTTTCCAGATTCCCCGTTACAGGACAGATATTGAACCACGATCTTATAACCGGCCTTAGGCGTTTGACCAAGAGTAGTCCCGTTACCAAAAGTCAATTCGAAGTAACCATTAGGCATTTCCTTGAGGATGTACAAGGTGGACTGTTCGCTGATTGTTGTTGCGTCCAAGATGTTTGTATATGTTACAAAAGATGAAGAAGTGGGATTCTCATACACTTTAACAATGGCTGTGGAGATATCCATATTCACATCGGGAATGATGTATAATGCATATTCATCATTTTCTCCCGCAATGAAAGTTTTGGTTTTTGCTTCACCTTCAAAGATAGGAATATCAGGAGACCCATCCAGTGTGGTAAATCTATAATACCCAGCACCATCGTCCGTGGCCTGAATTGTCTCTTGCGTCTGAAACTTGTAAATGGTTCCGTCAATAACGGAGGTAAACTTATATCCACTGGCGACACTGATTGTGTTCTGTCTGTCCGTAATACCCGATAAGTTGAGAGCCATTCGGATTCTGGCTTCTGCACAACTCTTGGAGTCCGGAATATAACCGACACCTTCTGCCAGAGAAATGATTGAACTGCGAAGTTGTGCGGTAGATAGGAATGACTCGTTAAGCGCAAAGTTAGCGGTAAGGGCATTCAGGTGTGTGTTGTACGCAAGAACGTCCAGAATGTTTGCCAGTCCAGAAGCCTCAAAGTTGTAATCAGCAAACTCGCCCTTTTCAATCAAGTAATTCTTTAGATTGTTCTTGATATTAACGAAGTCTAATGCTGACGATTTAATAGTTGTAGCCATCTTACCTTAACCTATTAATAGACGTTGTGAGTGTTATTTCTTCCAGCGAGTTAATAACTCTAAAAATAACTGTAACCTCAATTGAATTGTAATCTGGTTGTATATTTGTTTTCACAACGAGAGTATTGAAATCCACTCTAGGTTCGTATGCCTTTATAGTAGATCGAATTCTTCTTTTAATTCTTGTATCAAGTGTCCTGTCTGTTAATTCAAACAGATAACTTGTGAGGTTTCCACCAAAGTATGGTTGAAACGGTCTTTCTCCAAAATTAGTCAATAGAAGATTCTTGACAGCCTGTTTAACCGCAGCTGCCTCTGTCTTTTTGTAAATGTCTCCGGAGACTGGTTTTGGTGAGAACGCAATGTCTAGATCGATATACTTGCGGTTTCTTGTAGTCGCAAGTGTTATCGTATCCAAACCTGTGTCTTCGGTAGAAAGAGCTCTTCTAATTGCCATTTGTTCTCTCTTGTGTTATACTACGTTTATTTATACAGATTCTAGAACTTCTACCAGTTCTTTATTTGATAACAAACGACCGTTGTATTGTGTCTGCACAACTTTGGTAAACTTAATATCCCATGTAGAAGGAACTGTCGGCATCTCCACCAAAATCTGTGAAGTCATAGTGCCGTCCGGATTGTAGAAATCATAATCCAAAACCAGTCTGCTGTACTCCATATGATCTTTCCAGAACTTAGCGACATCAAAAGTAGCGGGGTGATCGATCTTACCCTTTCTGTTGTAGACTTGATAGACTACTAGTCTACCGTCCTCTTTGAGTTTGTTATCTCCCTTGACCACTTCGTAAGGGCCCGCTTCATAAATGCCTTCCGAGACAGTAACTCTGACATCCTTGAATAACTTCGTATCCTGATTGATGGAATTCATCAACTCAGCATGGAGGTATAGATTTCTCGCCAGTTGAGACCTCTTTGCAGCAGTCCCAATATGTCCTATGCCAGAAGCTCCGTGTGCTAAGAATGTCGCTATACTTACACTCTTACCAAGAGGGAGTTTGGAGGTAATTAATCTACCTTCAGTGTTGTCTGGATTATATTTTTTATTTGGAATATAGATCATGCCGAGTCTCCAAACGAAGATATCCTATCTCTTTCAGCTTCAAGCAAATCCTGTCTTGACTGAGCATCCATACCCAATGTTACCTGTTGTCCCAAGTGAGCAGTAGTGTTTCCAAGCGGATTCATACCAACGAAGGATGTTGGGTTCTGACCAGTAGTCCTACCGATAGCAGGAGGGGTTGCACCCAAATGTAGAGTACTGATAAGACCATCAGCCATCGCTCTCAGTTGTAGGTTCTGTCGGTTATCGGAATCTCTCATTGCACCACGCAAGTCTTGAGTGGAGGGTTCTCCATCATGGAAAACTCCACCATACCCATCAACATCCTCCATGTTCTTTTTCAGTTTATCCCCAGCATCAAGCGTTATCGTCTTAATACCATAAGGCCCTCCCGCCAAGCTGGCCATAACCAACGGAGAAGGAATGGTTGGAATTGTCGGAGGTATTGGGAATGGAGGCGGAGTGAAGTCTGGGATGGTAGGAGCAGCACCACCAAGAGCAGCCGCAGAGATTGCCGTTCCGGAAGTCAAAGATGCCTTGGAAACCATCGCTGACAAAGCACCACCCAATACGTTACCGTAGAATGCAGCACCAGATGTAAATGGAACCGGCCCAGCAGGGCCCATATAAGTCTTACCCACATAGTCAACGAAAGCGCCACCAAAAGAACCTTTCACACCAATAACAGAACAGTGAACGCCTGTCATGTTAACAACCAGACTTGAAGCTGCAATTTCCTTCTTACCGGATAACATGATCGTACCGTCCGAGGATAACTGTAGAGTGCCTTCTGTGTTTACAGAGAACCCACTCTTTGCGTTATATTGAGAAGAACCAAGAACAGTTTCGATCTTGCCCTTATTCACAAGGTTGCTACTAAACCCTTTGATGGTAGACTCACGATTACCCGAAACTAAATTTCGGAAGTTCTTAGCAACCTTTTCGTTCTTGTGACCTTTGGTTCGAATGTTGTAGTTGCCCCCTACATCAACATTATAATTGCCTTCGATGAACATGTCAACATTGCCCTTGTAGGCCATCTTCGTATCACCCTCTACGATGATACGCATGTCACCACCAACGGTTTCTAGTTTATTTGCAACTGAACTGATATAGATCGTTCCGTCTGGACGAATCTCAATACCAGCACCCGTTCTGTGTTTGATCAGAATCCTTTCACCACCAGCAGTATCGTCATATTCGATGACGTGACCCGAATAAGTTTCCTTTACCTGATTGTATGGGTATTGTGAAGGTTGAGTGTCCTTGAGTTCCAAATCAATTTCTTGAAAGGTAGCAGTAACGTTCAGATCATTAATCTTATCTCCACGAGCAGCCTTGTTGATTGAGGACTCACCCCAATACGGTTTACGAGGAAATTCTCCAGACGGGTCTTGAAACCCATAGAGGGGAACCTGCTGTTGACCTTCTTCTTCACTTCTCTCTGTGGTTATATTTTCTTGTGCCATTATCTGTCAAACCTATTTTGTACATATGTCTTTACATCAAATTGTGGGTCATCGGAAATACTTTCGATATCGTTATGTCCAACAACCTGTAAGCCGGGGAATCTTCTATAGTAATTAATTAGAATAGATTCTAGTGTGTCAAATTGTGCTCTCGTATACGATTCAATCCCTTTATAGAAATCGGGGTTCTCTGTACCCGCAGCTGCATTAATACCGCCCACCATAACTACATCAATTGAGTAGTTTGAATACTCTGAAGGTGTTAGTTCCGAAACAACGTTTGAGGGAATACCTCTTTCTAAAGTTCCGTCTCTACGAATTACATAGTGGAACTGCATTCCACTATATCCACGTTCAACTAACCTTTCATGAATATCAGCCGCAGTTAAGAACTGGTTATTGTACGAATTGGTTGAGTGAATGATGAGATGTGTAATATATCGTTTTGTCACCATAACTTCTTGTGCAAGTTCTTCATACGAGTCGCACGTTATAAACTTGGGTACACCGCCAGGAGCCTGATCAGTATAGTAGTTTGCACCATAATTCTTCAGGTTCTTGTTCTGATTGAAGAAGTCGTTCTGAGACACAAACAGGTTACCCTGAATCGTAGTGTCGAAGATAGCAACGTTGTCTTCAGTCGCAACAAAGATTTCATTAAAGTCATCGATGATGGCTTGATCGATTCCTCGCAAGATAGCAAGATTTATAATGTTATCTTGAAGTTCCTTGGTATTAGAATAAGAGTCTACTTCATCAAGGATAGGGATCATGTCGGGATGAAGGTTTTTATTCTTACTAACAATCTTTTTAACAGCATCAGCAATGTCTCTAGGTTTTCCGGTATTAATTTGATCCATCACCACACCAACTTCGGCCTTAGACAATACCGCACCACCTGTGATTTGGGTAATTGATTTACCCAAGGTTGAGTTATAGTCTTCCACCTTGTTCTGTAGAGAACCGCCTTTACTTCCAGAGGATGTTAATGCCTGTGCAACAGCCACCGCAGTAATCAAAGGCGATGCAATATCAAGAACTGTTTCAATAGTATTTCCAATACTATTAACGGTCTTGTTGATACCAGATTCAATATCATTGATACTTGCGTCTATTTCTTTAAACTTGTCCTTAATTCCAGTATCTTGTGCAACAGCATCAAGAACCGTTCCTAAAGGATCGTTAAGTGCAGTTGCTACCGTAAAGATACTGGAATTAACAGCATCCATGGCTTTCCCAATATTATCAAATTGATCACCCAATTCCTTCAGACTATTAATATCGCCAAGGCCTGCAAATTCACCACCAAGATTTTCAATAGACCCTGTGAGACCGTCAACCTTTTCTGTGATTGCATTTCCTGCATCCGTCAACGCATCACCTGTCGCAGCACCAATATTGAGATTCTTTCCAAGATCAGCCAACGCACCAAGAGCGGTGATTAGTCTCATGAGTCCAGCAATAGTGTCACCAACACCACCACCAATACTATTGACGTTTGCTGTTAATAAACTTAAGTCGGTACTATCGACCCAGAACTCTTGTGAGAAAACATTCCAAGACTCCTCATCGATATTAGCGTTTTCAGGATCATCCAGTTCTCCACCAATCGTGGCGGTAACTGTGTTTTGAATGTCAGTTGAGTTTTGATTACGACCAAAATCGGTTGCTGAAATTACTGCTGTTCCGGTTGTATTGGCCTCATTAGCATTATCCGTACTAGTATAGGATGTGACGCCGGCTAAATTTTGTCCAACTTCTCTAAAATTAGTCGTGTTGTTTGCAATATTACGATCAGAAACCAGACTAACAGCGGTATTGATGTTTGCGGAATTCTGAATATTATTCTTGTTGTTGTCTAGGCGTAATAATTCATTAACACTATTTTTATTAATAGCCATTATTAGCCTCCACCCATCTGATCGTTAATTGTGTTCGCAGTATTTATTGCACGTCTTGTCACAGCTTCTTGATTGTTATTCAACACCTCAAGACTCGCAACAACAGTATTTGCGTTTGTATTATCGTTACCACTCAATGTTCTTGCACGACCAAGTGAACTGTTTCTCGCTTCGGAATTAACAAACCGCAACTGATCACCAAACTGATCAAAGTTTTCTGTAGAGTTTCTCAGTCTCTCTGCATCAGTTTCTTGCCAACCACCAATTCCGTATCGTTTACCGTCTTGTGAATAACCTGTGTTCATACCAGAGGAAATGTCCAATGCTGCTGCCATTCCTATTGCTTGTTCTCTACTCCAACCCTGAGCGGTGAGATAACGAATTGCTTCGGACTGTCTAGCCGCTCTGGTTTCGTCACTGATCTCACCCGTGTTTGAGTTCTCTGTTAAATCTTCATCAACACCCCCATCAGGAGTTGTAAAAGGCGCTTCGATAAAGCCGGGGTCTTGTCCAACTTGAATAGGACTTGCATATTCAAATGTGGGTAGAGAACCAAGGACAATAGGAGTCTGTGATGACTTACCATCCATAAAGAAACCAAACACGATTGTACCAGCCTCCAGTCTAGGTGTAGCACCAAGACCAGAAGTTCCCCCTTCAGTTGTGGGAATCAATACCTGTGCCCAAGGAAGGTCTGCTTGCGGAATGTCTCGTGTAGATGGTGACATCGTTCCGTGTATTCTAACTTGCACACGTCCCTCTAGGTTTTCACCTTTAGGTGGACGAGCATCAACTACAGTGGCAATAAACCACCGTACATCGTCACCATAATACTGTACAGGAATAGCCTTCATATATGAT